ACAACGACCATGGACTCTTATGATGATGTAGATGTATTAATGGATGAATATGATATAGAGCAAGAAGCTATCTGGGCTGCTGAAGAATTAGCTTGGCAAGAAGAACAGAGAATATTTGAGGAAGAAGTTTACTTAGAAACATACGAAGAAACATACGAAGAGACTTACTTAGAAGAAGTGTACGAAGAAGTCTATGAAGAAGTTTACTTAGAAACATATGAAGAAGTCTATGAAGAGGTTTACTTAGAAGAAACATATGAAGAAGTGTATGAAGAAACATATGAAGAAGTTTATCTATTTGAGCCTGAACAAGAGTATACGCTTATTGCTTCGGAAGAAGACCTTATGTTTAATTTTGAACATGAACAACTTACTGAAGTTTTTGAAGAAGCGCCTACGGAATTTTTAGAATTTGAAACAATAGAAGAACTGGAGGAATGGTTTGAAGAAGAGGAAACCGAAGAAGAATTGGTTGAAGAATTGGTTGAAGAAGAAATGGATGAAAATTCAGATTTGGAGGATAGCGAGAGCCTTGCGGAAGAGAGAGAAGATTCAGAAGAAGATTCGGAAATTAGTCTTGTAGAAGAGGAAGACGACGAGAAGAAAGAAAAACAGCTTAATGTGGTTGCAGAAACCATTAGAGCCGCCAGCAATAGCGTAAGCGGAACTACATCAGGCACATCTATACAGTCTACAGGCAATTCTGTGGCTTCTGGGGGCGTTTCTAGCACTACAAGTACCGCAGTAGCCAGTTCAGCCTCAGGAGGCGGTATAAGCACCAGTAATTCACCCAGTATTTCGGCTCAAGTGGCGAGTTCAGCAATACAAACACAACAGGTTTTATCTATGAGTGCAGGCTCTGCTGGGATAGGTGGGTCTAATATTGGTGTAGATACTTCATCTACTTTTGGCACTTCTGGAAGCATGGATACAAGCAGTGTAGTAGCAAGCACAGGTTCTATTGGGATGGGCGGGTCTAGTGTTAGTGCAGATACTTCATCTGCTTCTGAAAGTGCGGACAGAAGTAGTTTATCAACGGGCGCGAATAATACAGCAGTAGGGAATACTACGAGTGCGGATAACACAGCAGTTGGCAATACTGCTGGTGACAACAATACTGCTATAGGATCAGATACCGCCAACACCACTGAAACCACTGACAACAGTAGTGTTGCAAGTAATACAGGTGGTGACAACAATACAGCAGTAGGCAATACAGGTGGTGACAATAATATCGCAGTAGGGAATACCACGGGTGGACAAAACACCGCAGTTGGTTCAATGGAGACAGAAATAGCTACAGCGATGGGTGAAGTATCCGCCTCTGAGGCTGATCAAATAGCTGATCAAATTGTGGCTCAAAACATAGAAGATCAGCAAGAACAGTTAGAAGAACAACAGCAGATAACAGGCGAATATGGTGATGAAGCCCAGTTAATTGCTTATATGGGTTTTGTTCCCGGATTCGATGACTACAAGCAAGTTGCCCTTGCTGATGCGTCCGTCTGGTATGCACCTAAAACAATTTATGGTAATGTATCTATACCAGACAATAATTCTGCGTTTATCGGCCTGTATGGAAACAGTTTAACCGGTATGAAAAATTTAATTAATATGCAACCTAATTTATAGGAGTGAAAATGGATTGGTTTCAATCAAAAGCGGCACAGATCATAGGCTTGGTTTCTATTATAGGAACACTAGCTGGGTTTGGCTACACAGGCGCTACCTATGTTAATAGGATAGAAAATTTAGAAAATAAAATAGCCAAATATGTTAATGAAACAGACGCACTAGCTGATCAGATTACTGATCTGGATAAAAAAGTGGTTGCTGTTGATGAACAAATTAAATCCTTAAATATAGAAACACAAGATTTAAGCCCGATTAAATCGGATATTGTTGCTTTACAAACAAGCGTTGCAGGGATAAATGCAAGTGTGGATTTGATCTATGCTGATGTACAGTCTTTAAAGAATATAAACGATAACCCATTGGCGAATTGATATGAACGATGAACATTATCCTAGCGGAAGATTTGGTGGAGACATGGATCGAAATGAGGTTGAAATGGACCTTAACAAGTTCATGGCCATGGTACAAGAAATTGGTGCGCTTAAAGACAAGATAAGAGACTTAGAAGATGTTAAGAACAACAACCCTTTTCAAAAGGTTATTTTTATAGCCCAAGCTGTTGATAGCTGGAGAATATTTCCAAGAGCTTTTTTGTCTATTTATATGTACTTATTGTACTACACAACCTTCTGGTTTATGGATTTACCGGAACCCAGCTTTGAACAATCGGGTTTAATCTCTATTGTTGTAGGTGCAGGTGCTGCTTGGTTCGGGCTGTATGCTGGAACATCGGGTAGTTCAAAGAGTTTTAAAGGTGAAAAAGAATAAGAAAAAACAAACACAAAAACCGCACAAAGAGAAAATTGCGGTTGGTTGTGGAAAAGTAATGAGCAATCGTAGAAAAGTAACCAAACACTATTAATATTTAAGGAGGCTAATATGGCTATAGGTTTAAGCAAATGGTTTAAAGAAACGTTTCTAGGTATCGAAGAAAAGGTGGTAAGAAATCGTACCAAGAAGGGAAAATATGTAGCGGACGATAAGTCAACACCCAACATTAATGAAGCATATAAAACCATTAATATTAAGAAAAAGAAAACTATTAAGAAAAAGATAAGAAGATGAAACTGGCCCTGGTCTTAGGGGGACTTTTGTTTGTCTCTGTTTCTATTAATATGATTATGTTAGCTAAATTAGACACAGCAAAAGTTGAACTACAAACAGCTATTAATAATCAAGCGGTGCTTGAAAGAACTGTCCAAGAACAAAATGATCAGATTGTAAAAGCCCTTGAATCGGCTAAAAAGACTCAAGCTCAGATTCAAAACTTGAACACTCAATACTCTGCAAGCCAAGCGCAAGTAACAAACTTAAGAAATAAGTTTGCAAAGCACAATCTCGAAGGCATGGCACTCGCTAAACCTGGGCTATTGCAAGGGAAAGTTAATAAAGCCACCGCCAGAGTAATGGTCAATCTAACTGCAATCACTAATCCAGAACAATTTGATGAAAAAGCTGCTGATAATACCACTACTACTAATTAACGGTTGCTCTTCGTTCTCTTTGTTCGGAGATAGAACCAGTCCGCAACCACAAGTTAAGCCTGTGGAAGTGGTCAGTGTGGCAAAAAGAGCGCCAATCTACCATCCGCCACTCCCAGAACCCATTGAATCGGCTGCAATTGAGTGGAGAATACTCTCTCCTGATGTAATGCAAGCCTATTTAATAGCAATTGAAGCTGGTGAAGAGCCAAGAGTCGCGTATTATGGGCTAACTTCCCAAAGTTATGAGAATTTAAGCATGACAATGGGCGAAATTACCCGATACATAGAACAAATTTTACACATTGTCGGTTATTATAAAGAGTTAGATGAAGAAGAGGAAAAGGAATAATGGCTTACAATAAATTTCAAATGCTTCCAGGAATTAACCGAGAGGGGACCGCCTTTTCGGCCCAAGGAGGATGGTTTGACGGCAATCTTGTTCGGTTTAGAAAAGGGTTCCCTGAAAAAATAGGGGGCTGGGTCAAAGAACAAATCAGTACTTATCTAGGAACCGGACGTTCCTTGCATGCGTGGGTGTCTCTAGCCACCACCAAATATTTAGCTGTTGGCACGACGGTAAAATACTATGTTAAAGAAGGGGATAATTTTTATGATATTACCCCAATAAGGGCTACAACTTCAGCGGGGGACGTCACGTTTTCAGCGAGTAATGGTTCTTCCACTGTCACTGTTGCTGATACTTCTCACGGCGCTAGTAAAGGAGACTATGTTACCTATAGCGGAGCCGCTTCATTAGGAGGTTTGGTTATTGCCGCAGCGCTTAACCAAGAATACTCTATTGATTCAATCGTTGACGCCAATAGCTATAAAATTATAGCGAAAGACACAGATGGGGATACGATCACGGCTAATTCCAGTGATTCTGGAAATGGGGGCAGTAGTGTTGTCGGTGCTTATCAAATTAGTGTCGGATTAGATGATTATGTATCTGGTTCAGGGTTCGGTGCAGGAATTTGGGGCGACGGAACCTTTGGTTCTACTTCAGGGCTTGCTTTTAATAATCAGTTAAGGCTTTGGACACAGGACAATTTTGGAGAAGACCTCATCATTAACCCAAGAGCCGGGGGGATTTTTTATTGGACCGAGAACAACGGAACAAGCGTTCGTGCTGTCAGTTTAACCGCTCTAGGAGCCAATTTACCTCCTACCTTAGCACTGCAAACTTTGGTTAGTGACGTTGACCGACACGTTATTTGTCTAGGTGCAGACCCTTTAGATGATGCAGGAGTAGCTAGAACCAGTGCTATTGATCCCCTGTTTATTTGTTGGTGCGATCAAGAAAATATTAATGAATGGGAGCCCACTTACACTAACACCGCCGGATCGTTAAGGCTCTCGGCTGGAACTCAAATAGTGGGTGGACTGCGTTCCCGACAAGAAGTTTTAATTTGGACGGACGATGCGCTCTATAATATGCGTTTTATTGGTCCTCCGTATACTTTTGGAGTCAACCTGATTAATCAAGGTGTAGGTCTAATTTCGCCAAAGGGTGTTATTAATGCACCACCAGGAGTTTTTTGGATGGACCGTTCCGGATTTTATATGTATGGCGGTACTATTAATAGGGTCCCGTGCTCGGTGCATGAGTATGTGTTCACCGACTTTAACCAAGCACAGTCCTTTAAAGTGTTTGCTTTTTTGAACCGTCAGTTTAATGAGGTGGGATGGTTCTATCCTTCCGGTGACTCTACAGAAATTGACCGTTATGTGACATATAACTATCAGGATAAAGTTTGGGCTTATGGCCAATTAACTCGTTACGCATGGTTGGATGAAGGGGTACAGCCTTATCCGAGAGCAACCGGAGTAGATACAAGCAACTATGTTTATAAACATGAAACAGGGAACGATGCAGACGGCTCACCCATGGACAATGTTTATATTGAATCCGCTGATTTCGCCTTGGACGCTATAGGCAACACCTATACACAACTACAAAACGCTATACCGGATGTCCGTTTTCTCGGTGACGGTGGCTCGGACCAAGTGGTTAATTTTGTGTTAAAAACAAGAAATTTTCCTAATGAGACCTTAATAACCAAAAGCACTAATCAAGTAACAGCGAGCACAACTAAAGTTGATTTACGAGGAAGGGCACGACAAGCGGTTGTTCGTTTGGAGTCCGATGATGATGCAACGACAGGTGAAAGGCTTGGGGTTGGCTGGAGGCTCGGGGACATGAGGCTTAATACTAGGTCTGACGGGCGAAGATAGTGGCACGATTACTGGACACACGATTGCCCACTGCCATGGACGAAGTGGACTCCGATTTATTTAACCGTTTAGTAAGAATCCTGGAATTAAATTTACAAGGCTTTGATCCCACGGCAACTTATCAGTATACTAACACGGTCCGCGATAAAAACTTATTTAGTCGTGGAGACATCATTTGGAACCTGACAGAAGACGGTCTTCAGGTCTTTGATGGCAAAGAGTGGCAAACATTATACGCGCCCAGTGGAAAGGGTGTGAAGGCCACGGGACAGCTCGGCAAACTAACAGTGTCGACAAACGGTGCAACCACGGTCCCAATACTATAATGCCTATAACTAACATAAACGGCGGCTATAAATGGGGTAAGTCCGGAAAGACTTATCCAACAAAAGCCGGAGCAGCAAGACAAGCCCGGGCAGCATATGCTTCGGGATATAAAGGATACAAATACGGAGGATCGGTGCCAAAATATAATAAAGCAGTGTCTATTCCTGGTTCTGGAATAGCTAATCTGCCTCCAGGGTTTGGTGGTTTTCCTTCAAACACAGGTCAGGTAGGCGTTAATATAAGCCCACAAGGTGTCGGTATAGGCACAATGATTGACCCCGGTTCGGTTGCGGGCAGTCAAAGCATGGGAGAAGCCTACAAAAGATTCTTCGCAGGGTTGCTTGGACAAGGTAACACAAGCTCTGCGGCAGCGGAAAGGTTTAGAAACGCAGGGCCTTCAGGAGATATGGCCCTTCAAAGAATAAGTAGTGGCATATACAACGCTCCCGGCGGAAAAAGTTCGGGTAAAGGTGCGGGAGGACTTCGTGGTCAGGAGAACCGAGCCAGAAAGAACGAACAAAAAGCGTATAAACAGGCTGTAAGAGAAGCTGCAGCGAAATATGACCCGACTTATTGGGTAACAAACTATGGGCTTAGTCCAGAACAAGCAGCATCCGCAGCGGAAAGATATAAATCAAAGTATTCCCCTGAATACTTTGCTAACAAAATGAAAGAAAAAAACATGGGTATACACAGTGTACTCAAAGACGACTGGGAGAGTTTCGCTGATTCTTACGGCGTTCCTTACAAGATAGACGAGCTTATGGCGGCAGCAGGGGGTGATGGTTAATATGATGCGTTCAGGAATAATGCGTTTACAAGAGGGAGGTTCTCCTTGGTACATAAATATTTTGAGCTCCGGCTCCAAAGGCGCAGGGGAAACAGCAGCAGAAAAAGCACGCCGCGAGTTTTTAGAGAAATGGTTTGAAGACCATAGTTTAGCTGTCCCTGTTGGGCAAGAAAATTGGGACCCGTTTGCCGGAGATTCTGACAAAGAATTTGAATTATGGTTGGCTTACGATGTGATGTTTCCCGGGACTGTTCCTGATCCAACAGGGACGCCAACGCCTACACCGACTCCTACACCGACTCCTACACCGACTCCTACACCGACTCCTACACCGACTCCTACACCGACGCCAGCAGGAACAATAGAAGAAATCACTGTCACGGAGATGGCACAAAACGGCTTCCCCCCAGGTGCCACGGCAGTATTAGTCGGCGGCGTGCTTTATAACCTTATAGGTTCCGGTGCAACGGGTTATTGGGCCAACTCAGAAACAGGAGATTTGTACAAGCAAGATGGAACACCCATGGATCCTCCCAACCTCGGTGGTGCGAGTGGTACGAGCGGTGCCGGCGGTCTTTTCGGATTGGGCATTGGTCCGTGGCTCAGGGACCTGTTTGGAGCGACCGGTGCTGGCGGTGATTTTTTAGCCAGTATTTTCGGAAAAGATGGCAATATAAAAGACTTACTGGATCTTTTTTTCGGAGGCAAAGCAATCAAAGGGGCTTGGGATGCGCTTCAATATGAAGTGCCCACCGGTCAAGGGGCAGCGAGGAGTGAGTTTGAAAAAGACAATCCGTTTACAGGTAATATGACCCTTGCTGGAATGGCTCCGAACTATTTACAAGGACAGGACTACGGCATCCCGGTAGGACAGCAAGGCATTCCGGCAGCCACACACACAATTGGAAAGCCTTATGCTGAACCTTTAGTTGAAGAAGTCGCATCAGGTCAAAAGGGTGGTATTATGAATACAAAAGGACACGGAGACGTTATTCCGGCGCTTTTAGAACCTGATGAGTTTGTGTTTACGCGAAAAGCAGTTCAAAACATGGGCGGCGGTGACGCCAGGCAGGGGGCAAAGAAAATGTATAGTATAATGAAAAATTTAGAGGGGATGAGATAATGGCAGATGAGACATCTACCCAAGGACCGGGGACCACGGTTTCATTTGAACCGCCTTGGATTGAACAAATGCGGCGCGGTTTTCTGGACAACGCCTGGACCTGGGCAGGACAGCCTACACCCGTTCCAACACAACAGTTTGCAGGATTAGACCCTTATGAAATGCAGGCTAGAAATTTAACCTCTGGTTT